TAAAGTCACAGAAACTGCTGATGCTCCTATTATAAAAATGGCCGTTCAAGGTCTTTATTCACAATACAAAAATGCTATGGGTGTTGAACCAAACTTAGTAACAGGTCGTCCTTCTCAAAGTGGACCTACACCATATAGATCTACAGCAGAAGTAGTTACTGCCATGTCAGATCCACGCTATGGTAAAGATGTTACCTATACCGAAGATGTTCAAAGACGTTTAGGTGGTAGTGATGTATTTAACACCAAGCGTTAATTATGGCGAATAAACCAACCAATCCAACTCTTTATGCAAGAGTGAAAGCAGAAGCAAAGAAGAAGTTTAGAGTCTATCCTTCTGCTTATGCAAATGCCTGGTTGGTAAGAACCTATAAAAAACGTGGTGGAGGTTATCGTAAAACTTAATTATGCCTTATTCTAAAAAACAAATGAAGATCGCTAGGGTTGCAGAACCTAGAGATAAAATTACCAGAGAAGATCTTATGATCCTTCGTAAATCAAAAAAAAGTAGGCAAATGAGTCTTACAAGATGGTTCAAAGAGAAGTGGGTAGATGTCAAAACAGGTAAACCCTGTGGAAGACAGAAAGGTGATCAACGTGGCTACCCTGCTTGCAGACCTTCTAAAAGAGTTAGTAGTAAAACTCCAAAGACTACAAGTGAAATGAGTGCTAAAGAAAAGGCTAGATTTAAAAGAGAAAAGACCAGTTCAAAAAAAATTAGTTACCAACATAGGAGAAATAAAGGACGAAAGAGTTTAAAGATTGCATAAACGTGTTACATTTTAAATAACTACTTATCTTTCCTTTATGTCAAAGGGAGTATCTCTTACCAAGAAGGATAAAGATCCCACAGGGGGTCTGTCTGCTTCTGGTCGTAGGAAATACAACCGAGCAACAGGTGGGAACTTGCAAGCTCCTGTTACAAAAAAGACAGGTCTTACTGCTAGACAGAAAGCCAGAAGAAAATCCTTCTGTGCAAGAATGTCAAAAGTAAAAGGACCGTTAAAGAAAGATGGTAAGTTAACTCGTAAAGCCCTTGCATTACGCAAGTGGAATTGCGGTTCTGTATAAAATTAACAAAACGAAAATCTTAATATCAAAAGTGCCTGATGCGTCAGATAACACTTGAGAGAACAGACAGTAGTGAAGTTAGTTTCTCAAATTATTAATCAACCAAAAGGAGTTTAAATTATGGCTAACGCCACAGTTTCACGCCTTGGTCTGGTAAACAATAGTGGAACAGACTTTGATGCTCTGTTTCTGAAAGTGTTCTCTGGTGAGGTTTTAACAGCCTTTGCTAGAAATAACATCTTCAATGAACAGCTACATTCTGTTCGTACTATCACTTCTGGTAAATCAGCACAGTTCCCTGTAACAGGAACAGCAACAGCGGCTTATCACAGTCCTGGCACGCCATTAGTAGGAGCAAACCAGATCTTGGCAAATGAGAAGATTATTTCTATTGATGATCTTTTAATATCACAAGCTTTTGTAAGCAATCTGGACGAGCTTAAAAATCATTACGATGTCAGAGCTACATACGCTGATGAATTAGGTAAGGCTCTGGCTAAAAAATACGATGAAAACGTCGCAAAGGTAATAGCAAACGCGAGTCGTGCTTCCACAACGCTTACAGGTGGCAACGGTGGATTAGTTTCTACTCTTGCTTCTGGTAATACTGCTTCAGCAAACGTAACTGGTGATGAGTTAGCAGCAGCTATCTATGACATCGCACAGGCATTTGACGAAAGAGACATCCCTCCAACAGATCGTTTCTGTGTGTTACCACCTGCTGAGTACTACA